TTACCCCCCTTTTGTTCCACCGTTTTGTTCCACCAGATCGACGTTAGGAAGCCTGTCAATTGAAGTTTTTTTAACTTCGCTTTTTATATGCCGGTAATGTTCCAAAGTTGTTTTCATGTCGCTGTGACCGGCCATGTTTGCAACGGCTTGTACGTCTGCGCCCGCGTCAATCGCGGAAGTAATAAATGCATGGCGTAAATCGTAAGGACGTAGCTGGCGCTTTATCCCAGCATTTTCTTTAGCTTTTGCCCAGGATTTTTTTATCGATTGCACGGGTCTATTTCGAAAATGTATAACGTGATCAGTATTTAAGTTCAGTCTATTGTCCTCTTCTTTCCAGGCCGACAGACAGCTGTGTAATTTTTCATGTATGGGTATCTCCCTCCAGATTTTGCCTCCTTTATTTGCAGACAACATATATAGCCATCCGTTTTGTAAGTCCACGCTCTGCCACTGCAAATTAAACAATTCGCTGGGGCCAGGTCTTGCACCAGTGTAAAAAACCAGCAAAATAATTCGTTTCAAGTGTGGAGGGCTGGCCTGAAATAATGCCTGGATTTCTTGAGTGCTAGGGGGTAAAATAGGTTCTCTTTGGGGTTTTTTGATTTTGTATCCGGCCAAAGGGTTGGCTTCAATAAACTCCTCGTCAACAGCCCAATTCATAGCGGCACGCAACAGGTTCCAGCGCCTTTGAAAAGTGGATACAGATATCCCTTTTTCCAGGTGATCTTGCTTGACTTTTTGCAAGTGCTTAACTGTAACATCATCTACGGAGACGTCCCCAATATGTTCCAGTATCGCTTTGGCATGACAGGATTCGTTTTTTATGCTGGATTTGGATTTGTAGGGCTTAGTTGCCGCAATGTATAGGAAAACTATCTTTTCCAGGGTTAATGTCGACTCATTAGATGCTAACTTTGAAGGATTTTTCTTTTTTTGCAGCTTGATCTCTTGTTCGAAGATCTCGGCGTCTTGTTTTGCATTCGGCCCAGTAAAATCTATTTTTATTATACGTTTGGATCCAGGTTCCCGGTAAGCTACCTGGTAAACATTTTTTCGGTCTTTGCGTTTGTAAACGGACATTGGAAAAGATTGTTTTATTAAGCTAGTATTTTTTTATAGGGAATTAACATTAAATCAAAATAAGATTGACCGTCCATGCATTTTTTTTCAAGACATTCTATAAGATGATAATATTAAAAGATTTTTTTAATTGTTTTTTGGAGTCTTTGAGCTTATTTCTTGGCCTATTTTCTCTACAAAGTTGGTAATTCGTCCTGCTTTTTCGTTTGCTTGTAAGTATTCTTGATATTGGGAATATGCGTTCTCTAACAAGTTTTGATAAAATAATATTCTTGCATTTACCGCTTGAAGTATGTTTTTTGATGTTTCTTGTCCTCCGGCTCTTGACCAATCGGGCGGTTGAGTACCAAGTATACATACGCATTCGATATGAGGATTGTCATACCCCAATTTTACTAGGCATTTCTGAAGAGCGCTTCTATACTTGTCGATTTGGTCCGCTAGCTCTGTAGTCTTCACCGCCCTATCAGATTTTTTCAATTCAATGATCAAATGTTTGCCATAAGTTGTAACGTACCTAATATCAATACGACCTTTCTTTTCTTCTTCGGTTAATTCTTTTTTGTCAACATCTTCAAAAGCTTTTTGTACTTGTTGTTCCATATATACATTTTTTGTAGCTCTTTCCCAAGAAGGATCTAAGATCCATAAATGATTAAATATATAATCTTGAATAACTTTTTCTAAAACGCTTTCTTCTACCTTATCTTGAAGAGTCTTTATGATTCTGATTCTTTCGGAAGCGATTCGGTGATATAGAGAAGCTTCTATGTCGTCGAATTCGGATAATATCTTAGTTAATTCAGGAAGATTGTTTGGACTGATATTTTCTAAAGCATCCAACTGATCTTTGTATCTAAGGCTTTCAAAAGCCAAAACTCCATATTGCAGAAGCATGAATTTATCTTCTTCAGGTTCAATCGGTATTTGATTTATTTTACCGAAAAGTTGTTTTGCCTTGTTTTTCAAAGATTTGTCCAAGCTTTCATACCATTCTTTTATAGTTTCAAGTTCCAGTGCTTCTTGAGTGCCACGTTCATTTCGCAAGTCGGTCCATTTGCTTCTTATGTGCTTCAACTCTTCCCCTATGAAATTTTTTAGTTTTTGATACCTAGGATCATCTTCGATTATTTTTTGTCTCGAAGTGGTAGTTATGTCTTCTAGGTCGTCTCGATCCAGAAAATCGGCATTTATTTCTCCAAACACGTATTTGGAATAAATCCCTCCTTCGCTGAAGTCCTCAAGTATGTCTTCCTGAGCTACTTTCCCTCTCACCATGATTACTATTTTATTTAGATTTTCCTTTTCGTCTTTTAAGTCTCCGGAATTTTTTACAGTTCCAATCCATCCATGTATTTTGTATTCATTGCTATCATCATCTGTGTCTATATAATCTGGGCGATTTTCTTCTTCTTTGAGGTTTGTACACAAATTTTTGTATTTTTCGGATTCCTCTCCGTAACGCCATAAGTATTGAACCTTGTGGAAATAATCTCGGTCTTCTAAAGTTACTATACTATTGTTTATATATATGTTGAATTTGTATTCGTCTCCGATTATACTGAATCTTCTAGCTAATCTTTTACGTAAAGAAGATTCTGTATGAGTCAATCTTTTTTTAAGTTGCTTCAAAAGAATTTTAGTACCTTCGGATTCTTTTTCAGTATTTTCAATCGGGTCAGGATGATAGGTCTCTGCTTGAGTTTCAACGCTTTTACGCATTTCTTCGACATTCATTCTGAGAGCGTTCTCGTCTTCGTTTTTGACTGTATATAATTCAACTGTTTCAGCAATTGAAAACAAAGATAATTTTCCTATTCCCTTCCTGCCCATTACGGGTCTCTTAAAATGAGGAGTGTAATTTTCTTCCCTCTCCCTTCTAGGGTATCCCACATTCAAATATTTTTCGTTCACTTCTTCATAAGTCATTCCGTGTCCGTCATCTTCTATGGATACATATCCTTCATCTCTATTTACTTCTATATAAACGTTTTCTGCATCGGCATCCCAAGAATTGGCCACGGCTTCTGATAATACCGCCGGGATATTGCTGTATAGATTCAACCCTAAATGGTTCAATACGTTCAAACTCATTTTTATTCTATATTCACGTTCCGTCATAACCATATCTCCGCAAGTGAGCTTTAAAAGATCTTGCTAATACTTTGCCTATATCGACAGGTAAAGCGTTTCCTATCAATCTAGCTATAGGTGTCATTTTAAGGTTTTTTTCGTCTTTATCAAACGAGTAATATTCGGGAAACGTTTGAAGCAAAGCCGCTTCTCTTAACGAGAGGGCCCTATCTTGTTCGGGATGTCCGAATCGTCCGTTTCCGAAACCAGTACATCTTGTGGTTATAGTTGGTGAAGGCTTGTCCCATTCCATACGACCGTAAACATTGTGATAGGATTTGCCTTTTTCTTTAGTATGACATTTCGTTACAAGATTTTTGTTCCAGTCCCGCCAAGTACCGCCTGGTTTTGAAGCTCTGATTCTCTTGAAATTCTTTTCAGACATTTGGCTGGATCTGTGCAAAGTATCGTATTTTGAAGTTTCTCCGGCTTCAATTTTTGGCAAATGAGAGATTGCGTCTTTAACCGTTCGGTACTCTTCCGGATCGTATTTGGGCGGTTCAAGTAGTATGGGGCCCAACAAAGATGCCAATAAGATCAATCGAGTCCTGATTTGCGGTACTCCGTAATCTGGAAAGTAGGCTTCTCGTTCCGTAATCCAGTAACCCATGGATTTGAGTTCGTTTATGAAATCCGAATAAATATCGTGTCTTTTCAATCTGACAACGTTCTCCATTGTCACCAATTCCGGACGCGTTTCTTTAATCAATCTCGAAAATTCAGATAAAAGGCTCCATTTGGAGTCTTTTTCCTTTACATTGGCTTTTACATAATTGGAGAAAGGTTGACAAGGAGCGCAACCAGCCAACAATTTCGTATTGTTTTTTGAAAAGAGATTGCTTAAATCCTTGCCGTTTAAGTTTCTGATATCCTCAAGTATGAATGTGGAATCGTTGTTGGCTTCAAAAGGATAATGACACCATGGGTCCGTGTCTATTCCATGAGAAATATCGATGCCTTCCAAACGCATTCCGTGAGTGAGTCCGCCAACTCCACAAAATAAGTCTGTTCCTTGAATTCGCATAATCCGGAATTTACTTCATTTTTAAAATGTCGTCAATTTTTTCGATTATAGCGTCTGAATCGAAAGTTTCACATTCCCAAATAACAAGAGGCAGCCAATTCAATTCTTTCAACTCTTTTTGAACTTTCTTGTCTCTTTCGATGTTGTCCCGAAATTTTTTTAGCCAATATTCCCGATTTGTCGATGGGATAGTGCTTTTCTTGCATCCGGGATGTCTATGCCAAAAACAGCCATGAACAAAAATGGCCAGTTTGTATTTGGGTAATACTATATCAGGTTTTCCGGGCAAATCTTTTCTATGTAATCTATATCTGAAGCCTAACGAGTGTAAAAATTTCCTGACGATCATTTCGGGTTTGGTATTTTTTTGAGCTACCAGGCTCATTATTTCGCTTCTTTTTTCTCGAGACACTCTGTCCATTGTCTATGTCCTCGGTTGAGTTAAGCAAAAGCCGGAAGCATTGCGAATCGTTGCTTTCAGAGGTTACCCGAACGAGTCTAACCTAACGTGCAAGCGAATGAAGTTGTATTCAATGGCCTTCACCTGTTTCGTTCAATTTTGTTGGGTTGGCTCCTCCTGATAGTAGGGGTTGTAAACCCACGTTGCTGTGAATTGTCTCGGCCAAAGTAATTAAAATCCAGACCGAACGACGAAGCCAAATTTCGGGCGTTCGTAAGGATACGCTCCTTGGACATAGAACGATTCTCAAGGAGCATAACGGTATAGAAACCTGCCCAGAACACAGCCGCCTCGGAGAAGTAGAGATCTTGGGCCGGTCCCATGATCGAGTAAGGTCTGGCTTTGGAAAACACGGCCCGGGCCAAGTTAATATTGGTCATAGAGCACGCCGAGAAAAAGAGTCGTCTATTTGCGACATTCGGTTTAAGGATTTCGGCTAGTTTATCAAATGAGATTTCATCAAAAGTTGTTGCCATACTCGTTTCATCTCCATGGCAGGCGATATGTAGGTAGCGATATTTTATGAGCTTGAATTCCTCGAGCAATTCCTTCAGCTCTTTCTTCGTGCGGAAGTAAAAGTACTGAGATTCAATGCGCGAAAGGTGAAGGATACGGGAGAGTGCTTCGCCTTCAAATTCCGAGTCATATTCATTCGTTAGCGAGTTGCTTTCAAGAATGAATACCGCTGGCTTCTTTTTCCTCTGTCTTGTTATTTCAGTGTTCATATTATTGGCAATGGCCAGTATAACCTGTTCGGTTGAAAGATTTGTTACTTTTTTGATTGTAAATTGGTTAACTCGTGAGCTATTCTGTCAACGGGATTAGTGCCACCACCTCCATCAGTACCAAGTTCAGAAGGAGTAACTTCAAGTGAGGGCCATATGGTCCTCAAAGTGAATTGTTTTGGATCTATCTCATCAAGGATTTGCCATAATTGGCTGTTCTTTTGATTTTTGGCTATCCCGTTAGCCCAATACGCAGTGCTGCTAGCCAAAAGATCAACAACTTGCAGTCGCGAATCCTCCTTAGAATCGCCGAAATTTACACCTTTGGCCTTCAGTGGAAATCCCACTTGTCTTCTATCGTAGCCAATAACCTGATCCGGAATGTCGTCCAACATGCATTGCTCTAGAGAATCTTTTTCTTGAAAAATAGGTTTAGAGTTGTCATGTAAAACATCAAATTTTTCGCCTGAATAATCACCCCAGTAAGCACAATGATCAAAGAAACCGGGTATAGACGGGTCAAGTGCGTTTGCACCCAAATTTTCGATAATTTTGGGAATTCTTGAATGAAAAAACGGAGACAATAGTGCTTTATACTTTTCATTTCGACAAGTATCATAAAGCTCCCATGCCTTTTGGTAAAACCTCTGCACTGAGTCATTCGTTTGCTCGCGAATCATTCTAATGAAAGCTTCCTTGAAATTCCTTGTTTCATTTTGCCCACAGAACGTTGGCATTACTGAGTAATGGAGATTAGATAAAGCAAGATTCGCACCATCCTTGTATATATCGATCCCATCTTGCTTCGCGAGAGGTTCAACGATGAAGTCGACCATTTTTGTTATTACCATGTAATCTTTGTGAAAGACCGTAGTTGCAAACCGCTCGGTTTGGCTTGAAGCGTTTTTGAGAAATGTCTCGAGTCTGCGCCTCCCGGAGCGTGACTTCTTAATGGTTTCAAACTTGACTTCTTTGGCTTGTTTGCTTTGAACCTCACGGATTAAAACATTTGCTTCGTCTAATGAAAGATCTGACGAGGCTAATACGAAAATTCGCTGGTCCTCATTGAGAAGATCTGCGCCAGTGTTGCCCGATTCGTCGACCGCGACTACTTTCATTGCTTATACTCCCTATTTAACTTAACACCAAACATCAGCCGCGCGAAGTACGAGCATAGATTTTATGAGATTGTTATCCCTGCGTTTCAACTCCATCGTACTTCCTTTTTGAGATACCCCCGAGAACGTATCCGACTACCGAGCTAAACAGAGCTACGACACCGTCATTCAATGAGCCCGTTAATGCTAGGATCGCGGTGATAACCGCAATTACTAATACGGTGACAAGTCTGAGTATAAGTTGATCTTTTGCAAGCTTGTCCACAGTCTGTCGCATCTGTTTTCCTTGCTTTGGATATACGTTCACTACCGCGTATGTAGAGCACAAAAGGGCCACGATGCCCAACAGCACGATAGCCATTAGGCCGAACTCCGTGAGTCCAAGGTTTCCCATTTTATCCTCCTGAAGTGCTAGCTAATATTAACTTGAGTTTTCTAATGTTGTAATTATATAATTTTATAATTTTAACAATCAATTAACGGTCTGTCCCTTTATTCTCATTATAAAAAAGTTATAAATCTGTTCTATGTAATAACATTTCAAGCATAAGAAGCGCTGACAAAGAGAAGAGTAGGTTGTTGCACTTCATCAAATATTCAGTATAGGATATGTTCCTCTCTGCACCTGTTCCACCACTACGATAAACTATTTTTTTCTTTTTTTTGTTAAATTTGACAGAGCCATGATGTGAAGCATTTCTTAAAGAGCTATCAAGACAATCAGCCAACCTATAAAATGGTCTTGTATCCTTAAAGGGATTAGCTCTATTAGCTTTGTTAATAGTCAAATATTTGTTTAAATCCATAGTTTCAAATTGATCAAATGATCGTCCATTGGCTATATTATTGTAATAAGCCAAAATTGTCAGATTTGAAGTTAAATGTTCGTATGCATTACCAAAAAACATTTTAGTTTTTTGAAAATCGTTAGAAGAGACGGTATAATTTTTAGGTAAATTAGTATCTTGTTTCATATAATTGAGTAGTTGTGAATATTCAGAGTAATTTGAAAAAAATTCTGAATATGCTTCAAAATATCTTTCCAGATGTTCTTCATAAAGATTATTTATGTAAAAATCTCTGAACCTCTTCATTTCTGATCGATACTTAAGAATAACATTATCTCTGATATACTCTGTTGCATCATAAAATAAATATAATTTTCCAGGGCTTAACATTCTATAGCAAAATCTAAAGATCCAGTCATTGACACTATCCAAGTCCTCTTCATAATCAAATTTATCCGAGCTATTATTAGTTATAGTTTCTGATAGCTCTATGTTATCATTCAATTTTAATGACCAAGCCCGCTTTAGATCTTTCCATTCCTCAGATAAAAATAAGCTTCTTTGTATTTCCCTTTGACGTTGTTCATTTGTTTGTTCAATGTCAGCATCGTGATTTATTATATTGTCTGAGACATATTGTAAAAAAGGAGAAAAACACTCTTCATTAATTTTTTCTTTGCTAATTGCGAAATCCGGATGCACATTTACAATTATGCCTTTTTCTTTTCCCTCTTCGCAATTCTCCAACATGATTAATTCCGTGGTTATATTTTCATAATCAAGATTCAATTTGAATCTAATATCTTCAAAGCAATTTGGGCATTGGATAGTATGCTTTTGAACATTATTACGACCGATACCAATTCTTAGTGTGATTGGTTGCTCACAGGTTTCACATTTAAGATAGTGTCTTAATATCATTTACTAACGCTCCGATAATACCTTTCTAACGGACTGCTCAAGAGTGGTACTTTTTTCGTCCATTGCCTGCATCAGCAAGGTTATGTGAATCAGTGATAGATTTCCAATTAATCAACTCGTTTTATTGTACTAATATTTAACACATAAGTATTTCCATCTTTAGTTTCAACCGTGACATTTCCATAATATGCCCATTGTCCTTCTTTCCCCCATTATATCCATAATTCGAGGATACCAACTAGACATTTGAGATTGTCTGACCATCTTCTAAGGTAATTGTTCAAACAGAGGCCTAAATCCATTCATAGTAATTTCCTGTATTCTTCGACTCATTTCTGCAGCTTTTTGAGTATCTGTAATCCACTGAAGTATCATTTATTCCTTCTTTCTATTATACAGCACTTCATAACTATTGTGGAGTGTAATGATTATGTATCAACAATTGGCAATTATAAAAATAAGCAAAAGAATAACGCCGCTAATTAATAAAAAGTCTAATGATTTTTTATTATAAGTTTTGTTAGGCTGGTCTTTTTGTCTCTCATTATCCAAATTATATTTTGATGAATTATTATTTTTTTGCTTCTTTGTAGATTGATTTAATTCAGGAAAGTAATTCTTTAATAATTCTTTAGCTCTTTTGTAGGCTTTTGTTTGGATGCTGCCTCCGGTATGTACCCAACCATCTTCAAACGTTTTTTCTCCGAAAAATACAAGTTCATCACCCTCGTAACGACATATGGAGCGGTAAACCGATTCGTCTTGGGCTATTTCTGATGCGATTTCACTAATGGTCGGATCCCAAGGGGGCTTTGATTTTCCCGAATGATTACTAAATAGTTTATGATAAACTCTGGAAAGAAACCAGGAACAAACATTTTCCTTTTTGTCGCTTTGTATTAATATGTTATGCACAGAATTAAAAAGGGAATATTCATTAGCATATTGAGAATATTCTACCTTAAAGTAATCGGCGATTTCCTTAATTTCTTCGCAAGCTGGTTCATCGTGATCAACCACTCGAGAAATAATATCAGAGGCCTCTCTTTTTGTGTAATTTTCATCGATATTTTTTCCAAGAGATCTTGCATAAGATATTTGTCGGTCTGTTGCTGACTCCTCAGGTAACATTTCGATTGTTTCCGGAATGGTCTCATCGTGTAAAGCTTTTTCCCGTGCCTCTTTTTCGTCATAGGCATAATAGATGCGCTTTCTTTGTCGATTTGTTTTTTCTCCGTATCCATACACCTTGTATTGAGGCATATTAGGACTCCTCAAATCTCCTGCATAACCCACACCGCTTTACCCACAATTAAATCTTCCCGGCCTTCGATCGGTAAATTTTGTTCCGGGTGTTTAGGATTCTCGGATTGGAGGCGTAAACATTCCTTTTCCGGGTCTACGAAAACTCTTTTCAAGGTAAGTCCTTCATATGGGACCCTTACCCCATAAATTTCTCCAGCCACGACTCCATTGTGGCCAGTATCTAAACCTACGTATGCGCCTTTTTTTATCAAAGGCTCCATGCTGGTACCCTCAACTTTAATGACCATCAGATTTTGCGAATAAAATCGTTCTGGAATGCAAACCTGAAACAACGGATTTGGTTCCCAGTATTCACTTGGAGATCCGGCGCCGATCGTCGAGTGTACATCTACAATGTGGCCGGCAAAATTAGAGTTGCAAGTGGGGCAGACTTGGGGTGCTGGTTCAGGCACAGCGTTTGGCCGTATGTTTCGAATAGCCATAGAAGCTTGAGAATTCTCTGGTTCGCCTTCTCCAGTAATAAGCCAATTCAAGTTAAGTCCGTAATTTTGTACCCACCCTTTTAAGGCTTTTGTACTTGGTGATGTTTTCCCAGATAAATAATCGGAAACAGTTTGTTTTTTAATATTTCCGGTACGAGCAAGGTCTTGACTTTTTAAACCTTTTTGCTCGATAAAATATTGTAATCGTTCAGATAATGAATTTTTGTCCGTCATATTGTAAAATGTCCGTAAAAACTGTTGACATAGTCCGTAATTTGGTCTAGTTTATTTACCCACAACAATAAAACAAGTTCATTAGCTGGACCAAAAAACAAGGAGCCATTTATGTGCCTCAATACTTTCCAGCCAGATGAAGAACTATTAAGGGCGATTCAAGTTTATCAAGTACCTAAGAAACCCAATCACAAAGAAATGGATATAGTTTTGATTTATCCGACCACCTCCGGCGAAGAAATAAAGTATTTAAAACCCTTGTTTGCGGGTGAAGTTCCTCAGAGCCTACAAAACACCCTCTCAGAAAACTTTGCCATGGTAATTGCCGGGGGACTTCCGGAATCCTACATAAGCGACATAGCTTTTATGGAACGTGTTAAGTTTCTAGGCCGCCCCTTCTGTCCCGCGGTGGATAATAGCAGTGAAGCAATCTGGAACTGTCCACATCCGGGAATTGCTTGCGGGCTAATTCCTCAAGTTCATGGCGTAAATCAGTAATTGCACTGTGGGCTTTGCTTGCTTGTTCAGAAACTTGTGGCCGTTCTTGAAAAGTACTTTTTTGAAGGTCGTCCAGCTTTTCGGAAATATCCCTTAATTGGACACCCAGGTTTTCATGATCTTTGACTTTATTGAATTCGGCCATAAACAACCTCTAAAAATCTTAAAAGATGAAAGTTAATTATGAAAAATAGAAACGGTTTAGATATTAGCCCAGAATTTATTTCACGTCAACAAAAGCTTAATGCTTGGCTCGTAGAACGCGGAATTACTTACCAAAAAGTTGCTGATGCCACAGGTCTTTCCCTGGGATTTGTCGGTAAAATATTTTCCGGCAAAAAAACTCCAAAAAAGCGTATCGATCAGCTTATTAACATGGGCATACCTGCCGAGCTTTTGCCCGAACCAAAACCCCCGTGTAAGCGCGGCCCCAAGCCCAAACACGATTCTAATACAACATACGAAAAAGCAGGAGGCGAGGGATAATGTGCAAGGATTTGCCCCCGCTTACCAGTTGGGAATTTTTCTTGTTCTGCAGGAATGCCCTGGGAATAACTTTTTTGCAGAAGGTATTCCAACGCGGGCATACCGAGATCTATCGCTGGAGCAGGGACCCGGATTTTACCGCGGACTCCAAGCGCAATCCCTTGGACCGCTTAAAGTTGCTCTTTAAGGAAATGAAAAACCAGGGACATGAGCGCGAGGCCAAGGCGGGAATCAACTTTTTGGCCGAGGCTATCGGCTGCCGCATAGCCGAGACCAACAGGCCCAAACCGGACAAGAATAGTTTCTGGGATGAGTGCCTGGACGATTATCCGATTTTAACGGCATTTCACGATGCTGTACGCCAGGGAAAGTCCTGGAATGAGGTTTGCCATTTGGCTGAAGAGGCCAAGCGCGAAATAGACGAAACAGTCAGTGCCTGCGAGGAATAAAATGTTTGAATTATTAACAGCCCAGGAAGCCGCGGAATTTTTAAGGCTCAAGGACCCCGAGACAGCCAAGAAGAAATTGGCTGAATGGGGAGTGCAGCCTTATTACCTCGGCAAAGGCCGTGGCGTAGGATACAGGTACAGAAAAGACGAAATCTTCGAGGCCCTGGAGAACACACGAATATCCCAATCAACAAAAAATTCAAATAAAAAGAAAAAGCCCAAAAAGGAAAGGACGTTAATGAGTGAACTTGTTGAAGGAAACATTAGCGCCAGCGAGTTCGCTGAAAGGTTAGACGAGGATATATAAGCAAAGGAGCACTTATGCAATTTTGTCCGGTATGCCAGTTAAGGGGCAGGATCTCAATATTGAGCAAACATAAAGGATATTACAACTGCAGTAAATGCAGAAGGATTTTTACCGGCAGCGGTTTGAAGAAATCCAAACAAAAAGCAACCCAGGAATGGGATTTCCGGATCCAGCGATTCAGATCCGGATACCAACCTGGGATTCAATAGTGGCGGGTGTGTCTCGTGCCGGCCGGGGCGAGAGCGCTGGGCGCGTCACCGTCCACGTCGTCAGTAGCCCTGGTAAATAGATAACGAGCCCGGTCTAGCAAGCCGGAACTTCTTGCACCTAATTTGCCGCCCTGGCTGTGACGGGCCGGGGCCAAAAAAAGAGTTATATAAATGAGCAGCTTCGAAGTTTGAGGGGATAAAGCCGGGCGGCGCGGGCTTTGTTCCTGGTACAACCCCGATCCGCGCCGGTATCAGGAATAAAGTTCTCCCGGTCACTACCGGTAGGCGGGTGAGCGCAGGGGTTGCGCAAATACCTCAACCCGCCATCCCCTTAAGCTTTGAAACAGCTAATTATTAAAGGAGCAGTGCTTATGGGACTTTTATTTCAGGATATTGATCCGCCTTGTGATATATGCGGGCTAGATCCGTGTTTTTGTTGTTGTCCTGATTGTCCAGTATGCGGTGCAGTTGCGGATCCAGAATGTCATAAAAAAGGACATATAAGAAGATCCAAGCTGAAACCACCATACTATATCATTACAGCGTCCTGTGATTTTGAATCATGTGAACGGGGAAATTTCCAGGTTGAACGCAAGCACGTGGAAAAGACTTCCACTGGAGGTCAAAAATACACTATTCAACATGTCAAATGTCCGGACTGCGGTACCTGGGCACAAATATCAAAAATCTTTTGTGTACAGGGGTAAGCAAATGGACAAAAGATCATATTACAAGGCCATGGCGTTGAATGCTCTGATTATCGCCAAGCAGGATGCGGTTGATAAAGAAGAATGCGAGCACAAGGACCTGGTAGATGATGCCGCTTATTACGCCGACTTAATGACAGAAGAAGAGTCCGCAACTTATGAGTGATTTTCATTTATTACTTTGGCAGGAAATCAACACTTTTGATTGTCCTCATGGCCTTGGTCGGATTTCTCCTGAGCAGTGCAAGGCTAACAGGCAAAGGCCCAAAAATACAGGCGGCTTTGAATCTTCTGCACCGTTGCAACCTGCTGCTTGCAGTAAGTGCACACAGTTCCAGGAGATGTGCAACCAGGTTTATATCAAGAGGCAGGCAGACAATAAACCAACAAGGAAATGCCGAGTCTGTAAGAAGAAAAGGCCTTTGGCCAAATTTAGAAAAAGCAAGGTTACTGGGAATCATATTAAGACATGCGATGATTGCGAACACCACCTGGGATTGGGCAAGTATAAAATGAATAAATTAGAAGTCAGTTCAAGGAGTTTAGGGAACCGCGCAAAGTAATAAAGAGAGAATACAAGATGCTTCAAAAAGATGCTAAATATCTAAAATTCGATGAAAAGGGCAATATTGTCGGATGGAGATTTTACCTGGAAGCAAAGGACCTCTTAGGCGGAGAAAACATGGAGAAATTGCGCCAGGCTGGGTTGCAAGTTCTTCCCAAAGATAGTGAGTTAGATAATGTGCTGGATTCATCAGTTAGCTATAATTCCATTCACCCAGATCAGTAGGTTCCAAAATCTCATCTTTGGAGTCCCATTCATATGAACCAGTTGCTTGCATATACACATCATCAGCTGCTTGTTCGGGAGAATTGTAAGATCCTAGTGCTTCTCCGTTTAGTCTTAATGTCCATCTACCATTACTTTCTTGTTTTATCCAAAATGTACCGGCATCGGTTTTATAATAAAACATGATTTTTAATTAACTAACTATAAAGATTGAGTCAATGAATTCAACTTTGCTCTCGAGAACTTATGCATTCAGTTTTTATTTTCCCCGCGCCCCATTTTTTAAGAATTGGACAACTGTCCAAAAGTCTGTATCTGGGGCTTATTGGCCGACGGGTCCTTACTGGAGCTTCAAATTACACGGGTTGGTAAGTCTCGATTTTTGCGCGCAGTTAATGGAAAAAATAAAGTGGAAAAATGGAATGCGTATAAAAAGTGACATGGTTTTTAAATTAAGTAACACGCTTAAAAGGTGCAGGTATGGGACAGGTAATTGATATGGAAAATTCGGATCCCAACAAAAATATCCGGGAACAGGTGGAAAAGCGTAAGCAGGAAATGGAGAAGTGGGGGTCAGGTGGTGGCGGTTCCGGAGGTGTTGGCAGCGATTTTGTTATGCAGTGCCTGCGGGCTAACGAGCTCGGGGACGGTATGCTTTTCGCCGCTCTGCAGCGGGGAAGGTTCATTTACAATAAACAGGCAGGCGAATGGATGGAGTGGCAGGAGCATTACTGGAGCCGGGATGTGATGGAGCACAGTCTACAGGCTTGCGAGGACCTGGCGGTTAGATATCTCCAGGAAGCTGAAAAGATAGATGAGCAAATAGGCCAGGCAGCAAGGGACGGAAACAAGGACGAGTACAGGCGGCTAGAGGCCTTGAAAAAGTCTCTGCATAAGCGGGTTGATAGGTTGAGATCCACAAGAGGCAGGCAAAACACCCTTGCCTTTGCGCATACGTGCGAAGAAGGACTGGGAATAGACGGCAGCGACATGGATATGAATCCGTATCTGTTGGCTTGCCAGAACGGAGTCATAGATTTGCGCACTGGCCAGGTAAGACAGGGCCGGCGTGATGACTATCTTAGTATGGCCAGCCCAGTGGAATGGCAAGGGATAGATGCCGAGTGCCCCACCTGGGAAAACGCCTTGCTGGAAATCATGAACGACAAGCAGGAAATGGTGGATTTTCTGCAGCGGGTCTTTGGGGCTGCAATACTTGGGAAGAACTCGGAAAACGCGTTTTTCGTGTTTTCCGGGCAGGGCAGGAACGGCAAGAGCCTGGTAGTGGAAACCCTGTCCTGGATCCTGGGGGACTTGGCCGCGCCGATACCCAGCGATATGCTGGTAGACCAGGGGAAAAACCGCAACAGCTCGGGACCATCACCTGACATAATGTCATTGCGGGGACTGCGCCTGGCGTTTGCCGCAGAGACTGACGAGGGCTGCAGGATAAGTACCAGCCGGGTAAAGTGGCTGACCGGCGACGATACCTTGGTTGGCCGCAATCCGCATGACAAGTATAACTCTACATTCCCCGCCACACATTCCCTGTTTCTCCTGACCAACAACAGGCCACACGCTCCCGCGGATGATTTTGCATTTTGGGAGCGCCTTTATCTTATTCCTTTTGAACTGTCTTTCGTGAATCGCGAGCCCCAGGGCCAGAACGAGCGGCGCCAGGACAGGACCCTGAAAACAAAGTTCCGGCAGGAAGCTCCCGGGATATTGGCCTGGATAGTCAGGGGATGTCTTCAATATCAGAAACTGGGATTGGCTCCGCCGCCCAAGGTCAAGGATGCAGTGGCGGAATACCGGAGGGATGAGGATCTTTTGGCAGATTGGATCGAGGAGCGCTGCATAATGGGGGAAAACTACGAAACAAGCAGTACGGTTTTATATGCGGATTTCGAAGAATGGTACCAGGCAAACGTGGGTAAAAAGGTACCATCTCAACGCGCCTTTGGCCGGATGCTGGCCAAGAAGTTCGAAAAGTCGAAGAAGGGTACTATAAGCTACCGGGGTATTGCCTTGAGGGCTGCGGATCCTTTTTAGCCTTTGTGGAAGATTGGAAGATTGTGGAAGATTGAATAAATAATCCTCCACAAAATAACTGATTGAAATTTAACAAGATAGATATATGCGTGGAAGATTGGAAGATTGCGCGTAATTTTTCCGTATGTTTATTAAATCTTTTTTTTATTTTTCCGTTTTTTTATAAAAAATCTTCCAATCTTCCATAAAAGATAAAAAATAAAGAGAATACAGTAAATTATAAGTGGAAGATTTAAAGCATCAATCTTCCACAAAGGTCCAAAGGTCCAGAGGTATTTATGGGAGCTGCAGGTGAACATTTAAACAGCGGTGAGCTGGACAGCATAGCCAAGCAGATATTGACCGAGCCGCATGACTACGGTGGCCACATATGGGCGCATTGCCCCTGGCACGTTGAGGATACCCCGGGCGGTGCATTTTATTACACACCAGGAAAGGATTTTGGATATTGCCACTCCTGCGGCACAAGCGGAGATCTCATAAATATTTATCAATCCATTCATGGCCTGGAAAACTCAGCCGCCTTCAAGGAGTTTTTCAGCAAGTTCCGCCCTGATGTGTTAAAGGGCAGCGGAGAATTGAGCAGCTTCAAGCGGACCCCGAGAATGCCAAGGGAGCAATCGGGCCAGGAATACGAGCCCAAGCATTATCAGGACCCGGAAGAAATATGGCAGGAGAAGGCAAAAAGATTGATCGCCTGGGGGCAGCAGCACCTGGAACGTAATCAGGAAATCCGGAACTGGCTTGCGGCACGCGGAATCGACATGGAAATGGCCCGGAAATTCAAGCTTGGATGGAATCCAGGGGAGAGGGGGAAGGACATTTTCAGGGAAAGATCCAGCTGGGGCCTGCAGGAAGAGTACAAGGAAAACGGCAAGCCAAAAAAGCTATGGATCCCACAGGGCCTGATCATACCCTACATGGATAATGAAAGCATTCTTCGGATCAGGGTCCGCAGGTTCACAAGCCAGGAAAACGAACTGAGATATTATATGATTCCGGGATCCACCCCGAGGATGATGTTGATCGAAAGGGCTAATACCGAAACCGGTTTGCCCCAGGGGGCCGTGGCGGTGGAAACTGAACTGGATGCAATAATGTTGCACCGGTTCGTCGGCGACCTGGTGGACATCATCGGATTGGGGAGCAGTTCGTCAAAGCCGGATGAAGCTGCGTACCAATTGCTGCAGGAGTGCAACTGCATATTGTTGGCCCTGGATTTTGATCAGGCAGGAGCCAAAGCGGCTGAATGGTGGAACAATCACTTCCCGGATATTTCGAGCTTGTGGCCTGTGCCCTATGGCAAGGACGCTGGGGATGCGCTGCAGAAGGGCCTGGATATCAGGCAATGGATATTGTCAGGATTGCCGCCGGCCTGGAACTTTGGACCTTCTTTTGAACAGGTGGAAAAAAGTGTGGAAAAGCCGCAGGAACTTTCTCCGAACCAGGAAAACGGCAACGCGGTTGATGATTTGGATATACCGGACACGATCAAGGAGTTGTATCATTTGCTGGATCAGTATCCGGCAGCTATAGAAGTTGCGCAAAACGGCAGTGTCCACTTGAGGGAAAATCCGGTAAAGGCTCTGGAGTACTGGGAGCTGTCCAAACGGATCAGCGACCTGGTGTTTGGGGATGATTACGTTATTGATTTTTTGCACTTCCAAGCGAAAAGGCTGGGCAGAATCATAAACCGGAACAACTTATTGGAGGGGGTGAATGAGTAGCTTGAATATGCAGGTTAGGTATTTGGATCCAAGTTTGCCGGCTATAGAATCCGGCCATTATGGTGACTGGATTGATGTTCGGGCAAGCAGTATTCAGAAAAACGGAGAGAATCAGCGATGGCAAAGACCTGATCATTTAGCTTGTAAAAGTGTCACATTTGAAGCGATGGATATTGTCAAGATCGGGTTGGGATTTGCCGCCCAGCTGCCAAAAGGCTGCGAGGCACATTTGCTGCCCAGGAGTTCCTTGTTCAAGCGGCACGGATTAATCATGACCAACAGCATGGGAGTCGTGGACAGTGATTATTGCGGCAACAATGACGAATGGTTTGTTGAGTTTTTGGCTATTTTTCCGAATGAATTGAGATTGTACGAGAGGGTCGTCCAATTCAAGATAGTTCCCAAGATGTCTGGGATTAATGTTTTGCCGGTAAAACAATTGTAGGATGTGGACCGGGATGGACACGGGTCAAGCGGCATAAAATAAAGGAGGAAGTATGAAAGAAATAAACTTAAGAATAGATTCAGAAGATTTTATAAACAACAATGGATGTAATATATTAAAGACACTTAGTTCTTCTGAAAATATGAAAATTTTTTTAGAATCTAATGTTATGACTAAAAACTTTAAACTTTATATGAACATTTTTGAAGGATGTGAAGAAGATGTTGAATTTTGTTCTGATTTAATAAAATTATGTGAAGATGATTGTAATGATTTGCTCGAATTATTTTCTAGAGACGAAAGTGATTCCGCGGATGATAAAGAAGATAAGAATAAACAGTTAAATGAACATATCTTTGTATATGAAAAATTTGAACAAAAAATTCGCGAATTAAAAGAAAAATTAAAACAAGGTTTAACTGGTTGAGATCCAAGGCAAAATTAAATGCCGGGTCTCAAGTATTCTTACAAGTGGATAGAGTAAAAAGAAGGAGAATCAAGATGAAAATTGCATACTCCGGGACATACGGGACCGGAAAAACCTATTCCACATATATGAAAGCAGTGGAGTTGAAAAAAGAGAACCCGGAAAAAGAAGTAGGGAGCTTGGTCAATGTTGAAAGGGAATGTCCCTTGCCGATAAACAAGAACACGACCTTTGAGTCGCAGATGTGGATTTTCGCCCGCAAGGTCCAGGAAGAGATAAGGCTCGCCAATATTTATGATTTCCTGGTGTGCGATTGCACAGTGATGGACGTAGTCGCCTATACCTGGTTGGCAAAAGGCAATAACTCAAGTCCGGATGAGGATGTACAGAGAATGCTCAACCTGGCTCATGCGTGGGTAAGGACTTATGACAGGATATTGTGGAAAAGTTCCAGGAATAACGATTGGCACAACCTGGACGGGACAAGGGAGCTGGATCCGGATTTTCGTTTACAGGTAGAGGGGAAAATAAGAGAACTCTATTGCCGGGAAAATCATATCCTGGAGATAGAATAGTTTTCAGGGGAGGTAAATAAGGGTGAGTGTTGACACTAATCAAGCGGTAAATTGCAAGTGTGAAAATTGCGGTGCCAGTTTTAAAATTAAACTAAGCACCTATTACCAGCGCAAGAAGAAAGGGTATATGCCTGGTAGGTTTTGTGAAAGATGCAAAAGCACCTCTTCCAAGGGTTTACGGTCCAAGATTAAGACCAATGACGAAAGATATTCTTATAAATGGGGTGAGTAAAAGGAGCGGGGATGACCGAGGAAAGCCAGGAACGTATTTTCAAGAATCGGCTGGAGGCGCACGAATATCTGCACAGGCGCGGGTATAAACTAGGCAAGTCCAAGTTTTACCAGGACTGCAAGAATGGAAAGTGCCAACTGGAAGCAGATGGTTCTATAACTCAATCCAGCCTGGAAAGCTATATCAAGCGGGAGGGATTGATTCAGCCGGACCTGGACAAGCACGCAGAGGAAGCCGAGGAACTGAACAGGACAAAATTGCAAAAGGAAATCGAGAAACTGGACTGGGAAAACAAGCGCCGGCAATTGGAATATGAAAAGGAAATGGGCAAGTATATTCCGAAGTCGGATTTCGAAGCTGAGTTGGCTTCCAGGGTTGCAGCACACGAGGCCAGGTTGCGGAATATGATCCGGGAAAAGGCCCTGGAGTGGATCTGGGCGGTAAACGGTGATCCTAAAAGGGTCCAGGACCTGATCGATGCGGCCAACGAATCCCTGAACGACCTGTTTAACGACATGGCCAGGATGGATCAGTTCCAGGTTGTATTTGTGGGAGAGGAAGAAATTCAGACAACCGGGGAAGAAATCGAATAACTAAGAATCGTTTATTAAGTGAGAAGCTATAATGAGGAAAACACATACATTGAAGACATATCCGGAATATTTTCAAGCTACTTGGGATGGAATGAAGAATTTCGAATATAGAAAAAATGATAGGGATTTTGAGGTTGAAGATGTAATTATTTTGCGCGAATTCGATAAAGAAAATGGATATACAAGGAGAGCTATAACCGCAAGAGTAGACTATATAATTTATGGAGGTGTCTTTAATAATGTAGGATTGCCTTCAGGTTACTGCATTATGGGAATTGAACCTTTTGAATTTATATCAACATAAATAGGGAAATATAAGAACAATAGATAAAAGCACAAAATAGTATGCAAAATCAAGCTGAACTCCCGGTAGAGAAACAACCCCAAACCATACAAGTAAATTTTCCGGACTGGCTGCCGGAGTCAGTAAAGAATCGCATCAGGGAACAGGGTGGTTTTACGCACACGACCAGGTTCACCAAAGCCGAGCGCAAGGTCCTGCGCAAGCGCAAAAAGGTTCCGGTTTCCGAGTGGGCGGAGCGGCACCGGGTAGTTACTCAATCCTCACTTCCAGGTCCCTGGAGGAACAACACCACTCCATATTTGGCCGGGGTCATGGATGCGGCAAACTTTCCCAGCGTACAAGAGATAGGACTTTGCAAGGCTCCCCAGGTTGGCGGGTCGGAAGCGGCTCATAATTTTGTGGGGTATACGATAGACCGGGATCCGGGGCCGGTCCTGTACGTTTATCCGGATGAGGTCACGGCCAAGGAAAACAACAAGGACCGCGTGGAACCCATGATTAAAAATTCCCCCAGGTTGCGGTCCTACATGACCGGGGTGGCGGACGATTCATCTTCCCTGCGGATCAACCTGCAACACATGCTTATCTTTATGGCCTGGGCCAGATCTGCCAGTAGGTTGGGGAACAAGCCGATCAAGGTTGTTATTTTCGACGAGACAGACAAATACCCGGAGGTTGCAAGTAAGCGGGAAGCAGGCCCTATCCCACTGGGGAAGAAACGTACACAGACGTACAAGTGGAGCCGGAAGATCTGGCAGCTCTCCACCCCGACAGTAGAACAGGCACCTATATGGACTTATATGAGCCAGGAAGCGGAAGCTGTGTTCCATTACGAGGTTGTCTGCCCCTTGTGCGGACACAGGCAAAAGATGGAACTGGGAGAGAAGGACAGCTTGCACGGAATAAAATGGCCGAAGGATGAGCGCGACCCCACCAGGATAGAATCACTGGAGCTGGCCTGGTACAAATGCGCTGGCTCTGTTTGCCAGTCGGATCCGGAAGCGGTTTGGTCAGACTATCAAAGGGACCGGGCAGTTAGGGCAGGGCAGTGGAGAGAAGCGAATTCCGGATTGGAACTGTTTGACCACCTGAGAAAATACCGGCCGAAAAAGGTAGGCTTCCATTTGCCGTCCTGGATATCTCCGTTTGTATCTCTGTCCGAAATTGCAGCTGCCTTTTTGAGATCCAGGCATGACAAGACGGAACTGAAAGATTTCATGAACAACTATATGGCCGAACCCTGGGTTGAATACGAAGTAGAGCGCCAGGAAGATCAGATTTTGGCACTGTGCGATGAGCGCCCCAGGGGTCAGGTGCCGGGCAACGGCCAGGTAGCCTGTTTATTGGCCGGTGTAGATACTCAGGATAATGGATTTTGGTATGAAATCCGTGCAATTGGTTATGGGGTGGCCCAGGATAGCTGGCAGATAAGGGAAGGGTTTATCAAGGCGGATTGGGCCAAGATGGACCCGGAACAACTACAGGACAGGTCATACCCCTACCATCCAGCCTTTGATTCCTTGCGCCAGGTGTTGTTCGAGGACAGTTATCAGGATCCGGACGGAAACGAGTACCAGGTATCCAGGGTAGCAATCGACGCAATGGGGCACCGTACTGCGGAAGTATACGATTTCTGCAGGGCGCACAGGGGAAGGGTTATTCCGATCCAGGGCATGAATACCAGAGCTAACAGGCCCAGGAAATGGTCCAAAATAGAGACTTATCCCGGTTCAAACAAGCAGATCCCCGGAGGGGTTCAGCTCCTGCAGCTGGACGTTAACCACTACAAAGACAATCTGTCCACTAAGCTGCAAATAGCTCCCCTGGATCCCGGCGCTTGGAGATACCACAGCGAGACCACCAGGGATTGGGCACGGCACATGTGCACGGAATACCTGGATGAGCAGAAAAATCGCTGGATGTGCCCCTCGAATCAGCCCAACCACGGTTGGGACTGTTCAGTGTATGTTTTGGCACTGGCTGATGAAATGGGGATCAAACACTGGACATTCAAGCAACAGAAAACACAAAAGCCCAAACAGAAAAAGTCAAAGCCCGGTCCTGGAAGTGGATCCGGAAAACCATCATGGCTAAACAGGAGGTAACATGGCGAAGAAACAGCAGGCACAGCAAAAAGCAGTTAATGAAAATGACAAGCGCCTGGATGTGGCCCAGGTAGCTCAGCGTTTGGGGTTGTCCAGATCCAGCATTTACCGTTTGATACATTCCGGAGAATTAAGGGCCGCGACTTTTGGTCCAGTGCGGGGATACCAGGTCTGGGAAGCTTCGGTGGTAGAATATGAGCAAAGGAAATTGCAAGAGGCTGGGGTGGAAGGTTGA